ACTGACTAGGATTATTTACTTGGAGATATATCATATCGCTATATTGAAAGGGGGCAGTTGTAACACCACCCCCGTTCTTAATCAATGAATAAACACAAAAACAATCAGCAAGCGCGATTAGTAAGCAGGGCTTACTGTAATGCCTGGGAAGTTACCAAATGGTGATTCAGTTGCCGGGTTGTATGGTTCAAGGTGAACGGCTGGTGCAAGTTCTTCAGCAATCAAAGTCACCTGATATCCCATCAAGTCTGCTTTCTGCTGTCCTGATTGAACAGTACCAGCGGTAAGCTGCGCACCTTCTCCCGCACCAATAAGCAAGATTTGATCATCATTCGTGCGAACGAAAACAATCATCTTTGCCTTAGCTACGTTCAAGAATTCATTGCGCATATCTTGATTCAACTTACCGAAAGTCCATCCCACTTCTTGTGAGAAAAACAAAGTACCTGTTTCCAAGTTTTTGTTTACTGTCTCAATATAAGAACCTGAGTTACGGAATGGCACATAACGGTAGATGGTTGCAGTTGGCAATCCGTCAACTTCGCCATCAGTACCACCGTAAGTGATACCTGTTTCGAAGTCTGCGTAGTTAGCAATCAATACTTCTTTGACACCTCCGATACCTTCAAGGCATCCGAGTGTAAAACCTGTTGTTAAAGCACAAGGCATGGTATTATAGTTTTAAAAGGGGGCTGTTACACCCCCTCTGTTATTAAAGATTATGCTCCCCAGTAGGTGATGTCCTCAGCAACTGCGATTTGCGCACCGAGGTAGAATCGTGCACCGTAACGCACGTTCTGTGATCCATCCAAGTTCTGCATGTCCAAGATGAACACTTCGTTCATTTGGTTCTCTTGCCAAGTACCGAGCATCAAGTTGCTAGGCTGTGCGAAGATGATGTTATTTGCAGTCATACCCGGGCAAACGTAGATTTCGTACATACCTACGAAGCGACGGCTAACCTCAGGGCCACCTGTCAAGTACCAACCGTTACCCGCAGCAATCTGTGCTTGCATGTAAGATTCCCATGCAGCCTGTCCCATGTAGATAGCTGGCTTCTCAGCAGCACCTTTAACAGCAGCAGGGGCAGTGTTGATTACGTCCCAAATGGTAGCGATGATGTTAGTGTCATTCAGTGCACCTGAACCCGCAGATACAGCACCTGAACCACCCGCCTTAATCAATGTTTCAAATCCGTCGTACTGACCAGCAGTAGCGTTCACACCTGACCACATGATTGTTTCGTTAGCAGCAGCGATACCACCAACCAAACGACCGATGATAGCGTCTTGGATTTGTGTGTTTACACGTCCGCTCATTACGTCAGCAGTAGTCCAGTCAATAAAGAAATCTTTTTTACAGATTTGACGTTGAACTTGGAACTCTTCCAAAGTCAGGATGCGCTCTGTCAAAGTGATTGTACCTGTTGGGGTAAAGTCACAAGTGCCAGCGGCAAAAGTTACAGTGTCATCAATTTTACGTACTACTGATTTGTAAGGTACGTTAGGCTTCATTGTCACGTACTGAGTTGATACGTTTGACAAGAGTGCCTTTGCTACGATTTCACCAGCTAATTCACCTGCATAGGTGGTGGTGAGTGAAGTTGTTGTTGGCATTTTTAAATAGAATTATGAGGTGAATTATTTGCTTTGTTTGTTACGGATATTCTCCATGAAGTCAGCGAATGAATTACCATTCGATGCTACAACTGGAGCCGCATTCTTTTTGAATTCTTGAGACTTTACGCTAGGAACGGCAGGGGCTTTTTTAACTGAGGCAAGCTCAGCCTTTACAGCGTCCGTGTCTTTCTTAGCAGATTCAACAGCAGCAGCAAGCTCAGTCTTTTCAGTCTCAAGTGCTGCGATGCGCTCAGACAATTGACCGATTACGGCTACGAGATCCTCGCTGCTCATTTCAGTAGACTGTTCTTCGCGTTCGATTTCAGAAATGATACCATCCGTAGCTACGTAAACCTTTGTTACGCCATCCTCAAGGATGTATTCGCCAGCAGGAACTGGTACAGGATTGCCTTCGGCATCTTGCGTGTAGATGTCAACGCCTACTGTCCACTCATCCGCAGTTGAGTAGATTTTGGTTCCGTCAGCAAGTGTGCCTTCTACGGCAAACTTTACCTCCGTTGCAGTCGCTTCGGCTGCGTCAGCTGATTCATCTTCAAACTTGATACCGAGTGCAGATGGTTCAATGTTGTATTTTGCAAATACAGCTTTGATTTGATTTTTGATATCTGACATTTTGGTAATTTTGGTATTGTAGCAAAACAGCCGTTTTGTTGCATGGGCATTTGTGGCTACATTAGCCGTATAAAATCAAAATAATGAAAGCACAACCACAGACAAAAGACATGCGCATCAGTGCGCGAGTGACCGAAAAGGAATTCAAAGCAATCACAAAGGCAGCGAAGCAATCAAAGACAACGGTTGCAGAATACATCAGATTGTCAATTCTAGGTTAGTCAGTGACAAACACAAAAGAAAAAAGGGAGGCACGTTAGCTTCCCTTTTTTACCCTTAAACCCTAAATACTTTTATTGAATAAACCAAAACTCGTATGATGAGGTGGCTAATATAATCACATTTTCTGTACTACCGTAATAGCTACATCATTTGTTGGATTATTGTCGGGCTGTCCATTCACACTTACCACGCTAACTTTGAATGTTGCAGGATACTTTGTGTTTACTGTCGGATACATCACGTTGCCCGATGAGTTACTTTGTCCCGGATTCAATGTCACGGGCCTGTCCCAAAATCCAGTGCGGCCATCAAACTCCCATTTCAATTTGTAACTTGTGATAGTTGCAGCACCGCGATTAGTTACACGTGTACCTATGCGCACACGGTCAGGTGCGAGCCATGTGTAACCTGTTGGATTCAATTCTAAGTCATAATTGCCAACGGGCACAGGTGCAAGTACGTTGATGGATGTAGTTGCCATGTTATCACTTTCGTTGCTCTCATTTACCGAGCCTGCAACATCAATGTATAAGTTGAATTTACCTACTCCAGTCACGTTGTTTGGTACTGTGTAAGGCAGCGCACCTGTAAACAACAGTTGACCTTTTAAGATAGTCACGTTGCCCGTGTAGAAAGTAGACTTAGATCCATCAGGACGGATAAACTCAAGTGCAATATTGGTCACTGTGTCGGCATCACGCACTTTGTCAAGTTGCACCGTGTAGCTTACTGTTACTTGCGCACCTTGATTAACAGATGCAGGTGAACTCACTGTCCCGTATAGGTTGCTAAGTTCAGATGGTGGTGGTGGTGGAGGCAGCTCGCCGCTTTGAGCTTTCACGATTGCAGAATACAAATCAACAACACCGTAACCGAGTTCTAATGACTTGCCATTGGCATCATAAACATAGCCGCCACTCTTTAACGCAGTACTAGCGATGATGTCCGTTACTTGCTTTTCGGTTAGTGTAGGATTAGCAAGTATAATAGCAGCAGCACAACCAGCCATAACAGGACAAGCAGCAGATGTTCCGCTGAAATTCGTATAGTTTGAATCAGCCTTGTAGCCATTTGCGCCCATGCGGTCTGTTGTTGGTGTAGCCACACCCGGAGCAGCAGCAAAAAGTTTGGTACCATAGTTTGAAAATCCTGCGCGTGTGTTGTTTTGAGCAGATGCACCAACGGCATGCACCATTGGCAATCCTGCGGGGTTAATGTTTACGGTCGATGAGTAGTTGTTGCCACTAGATGCAAAGACACAAATACCTTTTCCACCACGGCCGATGTTCTTAGCCGTTGTCAGCGCATTTGCAAACATGGTGTATGTGCTACCACCGCCCCAACTCATGGATATTGCAAGGCAGTTAGGATTAGCGATAGCCTTATTGACTGCGCGTGTTACGATTGTGTCCGATGTAAAAAAACCACCGCCGCTGTTCGAGTTCATTGCTATGTGCAAAAACTGCACTTTGAGTTTGTTGTTGCCGATTGAACTTACTCCGATGTCATTGCTGGTCTTAGCGCAAATCAATCCGCTACATGGTGTGCCGTGATTCTCATACGGGCTAATAGGTCGCACATCTGCTGTATCATAGGCACAGTTCCAAGACAGGTCACTGATAGTACCTACTAAATCTTCGTGGTCAACTTCACATGCTACGTCAAGCACTGCTACTTCGCCGTATGCATTTGCAGGGATAAGTGACCATGCCTCGGTAGCACGAAAGTTTTGAAGATGCCACTGTGCAGGAATTGACAATTCAGCACTAGCCTCGAATGGTTGGATGTAATCAGGCTCAACACTGATGAATAACTTAGTGCGCATTAGCGACTCATAGAACTCATCAAAGGATGCGAATGCAGGCACTTCTACAAACAGTGTGTTGGTTGCCTCAAACACTTCCTTAATCTCTACCTGCTTAAGTTCTAAGAACTCAACAGCTGACTTCAGATTGCTTGTGATACAGATTGCAAGACCGCTAGATATTTTGTCTAGTGATCTATCAACCTCGTTCACCTGTGACACCTTAGCCGCATCGGGCACAACGTGTTTCTCATCTTCAAATACTACAATGCCGAACGGTTCAAAGACCGACAGCACATTGCTTTTTGTTTTGTTTTTGTCAAAGGACTTCTTGTCCTT